ATAAGACTAAGTTTTACGTTCGCTTCTTTCAGATGTTCATTATCAATGAATAGTGAACTATTAAAAAGTTTCATTACAACTAATGATGTAGGGATTGCTACTACAACCCCTGTAAAGAATGATGTAATCATTTTTTAAATACTCCTAACTTTGTTAGTAGATACAATGCTAGTGCTGTCCAGAAGATAACTTCTAATCCAATGTTATTCATTTTTCATACTTGGTTAAATCACATTCAACTAAAGGTAAACTTTCCCCCTTTAGAGGTGTTGGTTCACCAATCTTTTCTAAGATACTCTTTGGTATTTTTTTCTTACTGATATCGTATGGTATGGGTGCATTATTCACACATACCCTTATACATTCCCATTGTTCATCAGTAAAAAAATTATTATGATACATTACTCGAATGTAGAATCTGGTTCTAATGCTATGTAATAAGTAAGATTCAACTTACTATTAACAAATCTAGAAAGTAATTTAGATGATATAACAACATCATAAGCACCAGGTATAATCTTAATATTTTCTATCTTAAAATTAAATGAGAAATTTCTATCTGTCTCACCAACAACTATTGCAAACTCATTAGATGTATCATTCTTTTTATCATGAACTACAAGTTTGATATTACCATTTTCACTAACTGCACATAAATCAGGTAATTGATATACTGCTGCTGCTTTGAGTAATTTCTCTAATGTAATACTCTCCAATTGAAAACAAACATCCTCAGTAGGGAGTGTAATCTCCTTCTCTGGAGGAGCAATTATAACTTGTGGATCTGCAAAGAAATACTTAACCTTCCTTCTACCCTCACTAATTGTAAGATATGATTGCTCAGTAAAATCTAGATTAGGATCTGAATGTAAACTCAATCCATTTAAGAATTGATTCAAATCATAGATTCCAAACTGACGAGGAAAGTCTTCTGGTATCTCTGCTTCAGCAAGAATGTTTTTCATTACTGAGATGGTACGAAGTTGATTTCCTTCCTTTACAAGAATTGAATTATTAATTCCTGCAAAGTTTTTTAGTATACCGAGAGTGTTATCACTTAAGTTCATAATTTTATTAAGGCATGTTGAGGTCAATATTACCACTAGGCATTGATGGTTGACTATAGTGTCCATCAAAGTGTAATAGTAGCATAGCATAATGTATTACTTTCATCAAGTCTTTTTTATTTTTTCCGTCTTTGTTTCCATACCTACTTCCATATTTCAAGATATTTGCCTGACAGAAAGAAGCAGCTAAATCTTTAGATGCCATCAAATCAATTGTTTGAACCTTACGAAACTCATGTGAATTTCCTGTGTAATGTCCTTGATAAGTTCCTGATACATACTCTTCAATATCTTTTAGAATATCTTCTTCATGATATTTGTAGAAGTGTGCTCTTTTTGGTTCGTAATCCATTTTATCTAATTGTTCTTGGTGATACTGTTGTGTCCATCCATCATTATAGAATGAATTTGCATTTGTAAAATGATGCATTCTTTGATCATCTACGTCCGCTGTCAGATCTATTTCATAATCAAGACCATCATCATCTTCATAATAAGGATTTTGATCTGTAGACCAATTCATTGCAGTATTACCTGCTCCAACACTTGTATCAATTTTTTTGCCCCATAAAGGTTCTGGGACATCTTCTCTGATTGGGTAGGTTTCGTCCATTGTTCCGTTTAATACTTCCCAAGCTAAACTCCATGCGTTAATCATAGGGGAGGTTTCTCTCCCCTAAGTATAACACACTTAACCTTCTTGGTCAACAGGCATCTGGAAATCTGCATCAACCTTATCATATAACTCCATGAATGCTTGCTTAGTTTCATCATCGAAACGATTTATACAAACCTTCATTGCCTTTGCTTTATCCTTGAAGATGCTGTAAGCACGGATGATATGAACAAGTCTACGAGTGCTTATAATGTCCTCTATACCACCATCGTAGAAAGTCTTACGAATTATATCTGCCCAGTCTACAAGACGCTTACAGAAGTCCTCATCGACCTTTCCGAGTGTCTTTGATACTGCTAGTAGTATCTTTACTTCGTTGTTGACTGTTGGGTAGTCCTGCTCGAAGGTGACAGGGAATCTCTCAAGGAAGGCTTCGTTGAGCACGTTAGTTCCAATAAATCGTCCATCGTCTGAACCCTTACCTTTAGTATTTGCGGTGGCGAGTATGTTGAATCCTCTAGCTGGTTTAACGAATCTTCCAATTTTTTTAAGGAAAAGACCATTTCCCTCAAGGACGCTCTGAAGGCAGAGGATCTTGTTAGAGGCAAGGTCGATTTCGTCAAGGAGCAATATTGCACCTCGTTCGAGTGCTTCAATGACTGGGCCATTGTGCCATACGGTCTCACCGTTAACAAGACGGAAACCGCCAATAAGATCATCTTCATCTGTTTCAATAGTAATGTTTACACGAATGAGTTCTCTACCAAGTTGAGCACATGCTTGCTCTATGGAGAATGTTTTACCGTTACCTGATAGTCCTGTAACGAATGTAGGGTAGAATTGCTTTGATTGTATAATCTTCTTTACGTCTGCAAAACTTCCAAACTTAACGAATGTCTCATCATTCTCTGGAACTAGGTTTCTCTCACCAACTGGATCACCTGCAGGAGCACTAAATGATTTCTCAATCTTGTTAACTGCTTCAGTTGTAACTTCAAGATTCCACTTACCTTTAGATACTTTGTGCTTTTGTATCTTTCTAGTAACTGTAGAATATGCAATATCATTCATAGCACAGAATGCTCTGATATCGGGAGTAGTAAATTCGTTACCGTAGTTACTTCTAAGACCGTCTATAACTTGTTGTTCGGTCATTTTAATCTCAAATGGTTTGAAAGTCATGATGTAATTGTTTTATCTATACAATTATTATAGACAAAAAAAGGAGGTGAAACACCTCCTAGTGGACACTTTGTTAACTGGTTTATTCTTTTGAATCTATAAATGCTTTGAGTTGAACTACTAATTTAGCATGACTAATCCTTCTATCAAGTTCAATACCATGCTCTCTACCTAACTCTTCTAGTTGAATCTTACTTAGTTTCATTAGTTCCTGTTTAGTCACACCTTTGCCTTCCTGTACAAGCGGTGCAGGTGGTGCAAGTGGTTCTACAACTGGTGCAGGTGTTGTGATAGGAGTTGCTACAGTTTCGACTCCCCCTAATAGATCTCCAAATCTAGTCATTTTTCTACTAATTCATTCAAAGCTATTTATCAAGCAACAAATTCAATGAACTCACTTAGTATCTTTTTGTTCATCTTTTTACCTTTGAGACTCTTGAAGAATGCTCTCTTGATGTCCGTTTTAGTAGCATCTTCTTTAACTTCAAAGGCATCATCACTGTCAAGTGCTTGAGCAGAGAGACCGAAGTATACATGGTATCCAGATTTCTTGATAGAGAATGCTTTCTCCTTTCTCCAAACTTTCATAGTCTTTTCAAGTTCACTACCATATCCCATATATCTACGAGCAAAGTATGATGCTTCTCTTGGAGGTAATATTCTAAATCCAATGAAGTTAACATCACTAAACTTATCTCTTAGATTCTGTAGTAATACATCAGTCATAGAGAAAACATTTGAATCGAAGGTATAAGTATGTCCTGTTTTTCTATCTCTGAGTATACAGTTATCTCCTACGTATGATGTTCCCATGTAAGAATCACACTCTTCACCCCATGTTCTTGTGAACTCTCTATGGAAACGTAGAGGATGTGCTTCACCATCAGTTAGAATAACGCACTGAACCTTCTCTACTTTATTCTCTTTCTTAAATTGTGGTAAGATATCATGTAAACAAACTAGTGTCTCATTTAAGGGTGTTCCTGATAAACCCATACCTAATGGTACATTATAGTAATTTGAATAAGTCCAACTAACTGCTTTAGCGACTAGGTATATATTTTCCATCTGAGACTCAAGAGTCTTTGAATTTACTTTATGTGTAAGAAGATTCATTAGAGAGAAGTTGTCATCTAATTGTGCTACACCTTCCTTTACCTCATAAGATGCTTGAAAATTTGGATTTGGATAGCAATTTGTAAATGCGTAAACTTCAAATGGTATTTGAATTTTTCTACAGAACCAGATTAGATTGTAAAGTTGTTTGATTGTGTCTAACATCACAGAGTTCATAGATCCAGACCAATCAAGTATGAATACTAATCCATGATTCTTACCATCAGGAAGAGTAGTAACTTTTTTGAATAGATCTTCATTATATCTGAAAGTATGAAGTTTAGTTGTATCTAAGACTCCTGTGCGTGATGTCGCTGCACGAGCGTATGCAGATGCAGACTTCTTCATTTCAAATTCCTTTACAAGATAATTAACTTCTTTCTGTGCTGACTTCTTGAAATCTTTGAACTCTTTTCTAGCTACATCCATACTATCCCTAGTCAACTGTGCTATATCACAATTTGGATCTGTATACTTATTTGTTTCTTTTTTTTGAATCTGATCATTCCACTCATTTACAATGCTCCTATGTATATGAGCGTTATCTATGATAATATGATCAGTGCTTACTTTAGGTAGTTCAAAGTATTCGTTCTGAACTGAATCTTTCCTATTAAGATTTTGTATTGATCTATCAAATGCAGTTGCAGAACTGACATCTATTCCTCCTTCCCCATTTTCAATTTTTTGTATTGCTGCATCCAACTCCTCTGAAGGGATCTGAGAGATAGAAATATTTGATGAAGACTGATTTTCGTCTTCGGACTCATCTCCT